GAGTATATTAGAAGCTGTATTAGCAGAAAAAGAACGACAAACAAAAGTATATGGAACACAAGACCACGATGATTCTTGGTGGAATCTTATAACAACTGATAAAAATGGAGATGTTGTAAAAGAAATTTTCAATCGAAATGACACTAAATTGTTTATTGAGTTGATTGAATTAGCCGCTACTTATTTTTCATGGGCAGAGTCTATACATAGGAGACAACAACAATGAAAAAAGATGCAAGTAGTGCTATAGAACAATTACTAAAGAACAAAGATTTAAAGTTTTCTTTAGGAGAAGATACTGCTGAAGTAGAAAGAATACGATTTGATTTACCTCAGTTAGATACTTTGTTAGGTGGAGGTATTCCTAAAAATAGGTTTACACTCATCTATGGTCCTCCTAATGTAGGTAAATCATATCTATCTTCTTTAGCTGTATCAAGTGCCCAAAAAGAGGGCGGAGAGGCTATGTGGGTAGATGTAGAAAGGTCTTATGATAAAGACTGGATGGCTAAATGCGGAGTAGACCAATCTAAAATTTTAGTTGCACAACCTACTAATGGTGAAGATGCAATGGCACATGTTAGGGAAGGTTTAGCTGCAGGTATTGATATAGTTGTATTAGATAGTATTGCAGCATTAGTTCCTAAAGATATGACAAAAGAAGTTGAGCAAGGTAATTTTGGTTATAGTCCAATGGCTTGGCAAGGTAGATTCGTAAATAGTTCATTTCCTAAATTGTTTCCATATCTAGAGAATGGTTCAGCATTTATTGCTATAAATCAGATGAGACAGAGTATTGGTGGTATACGTCCAACAAACACTTGGCCGGGAGGTCAGGGACAAACTTTCTATGCCCATGCAATGTTAGAGGTTAGACGAGATGGTTGGATAAAAGAAAAAATAGATGGTTCTGAACAAACAGTTGGATTTGATATGCAGGTACGAATGCATAAATCTAAGATAGGCGGCGAGAACTGGAAGTCAGTTGTGGTACCTTTCAAAGCAGGTGGTGGTATTGATATTATAGAAACATTTATGCGAGATGGGGTTGCCAAAGGACTCATTGAACAGGCAGGAGCATGGTACACATATCAAGGTACGAAAGTCCAAGGTTTGAATGGACTGAAAGCTTTGTTTCTAGAGGCACCAAGTTTATTTGAAGAGTTGAAAAATGAACTTACCACCTAAAGAATATACAGCACAAGAGAATATTATTGCTGATTGCTTAGATGAATTTGGTATGAGATATTCACAACAAACAAGTTTTCCTCCATATACAGTGGATTTTTATGTTTCAGAGATACAAAGAGTAGTTGAAGCTGATGGAGTATATGGACACAATATAAAAAGAGACCGCAAAAGAGATAAAGATTTGAAAGAGTATCCTGAGATAGAAGATATTATTCACATAACAGCAATCACTAAAAAAGATATAAAGGAACAATTATGGCAGGCATTGAACAAATTAAGCCAATAAAAATAAAAGAAAAGTCAGCAACAGAGGATATGTGGTTAGCTGAACTTATTGATGATTATTTAACTGGAACAATGTTTGCTCCTAGAGGTGGGGTTTTTCATCCATCTGTTATAAGTAATACGTGTGATAGATATGTGTGGTTATGTTATCATGGTAAAATGGCAGACCAACCATTACCACCTAAATTAGAACGAATATTTCAAAATGGTAATTTTTTAGAAGAAAGGGTTGGTTCGTGGTTAGAAGGTTTGAATATCTTAATAGACCGAGAAGTTTCAGTAAAACAAGAAATACCACCCATTTCTGGAAGAATTGACTTTTTAATCAACCATTATAAATTCGGTACACATCCGATTGAATTGAAATCTATTAATACAGCAGGCTTTGCTAAATTAAAAAAACCTAAACCAGAACATCAAATACAAATTCAAATGTATTTAAATATGGGAGATTATGGTCAAGGTACAGTTTTATATGAAAACAAAAACGACCAGAAAATAAAAACGTTTTTAGTAGATAAAGACCCAATTCAATGGGATGAAATACTAAGACGTTGTTTTAATATTCAAGAAATGTTGATGCCCCCTGAGAAGTGTTCAGGAGCAACGTGGTGTAATTGTAGAAAAGTGGAGGGATACTAATATGCAGGAGCGTGAGACAGAATGGACACCAATGAAAGCTTTAGGGAAAGCCCAAAAAGAAGTTGATTCTTTGGGGTTACCACCACTAACTGTTGACTTAGAAGAGAATGAAACCTTAGAGTTCTCTAAATTAAACACTTATGATAATAAAATACTAGCTGATTTCTTAGCTATGTATGGTGGTTACAAAGCTTATCTAGAAACTAAAATAGCTGGTATTGAATCTAAAGTAGGTGCTTTGAATGCAGCTTTCGATGAAGGTTATAGCACGGCTTTGTATAGAACTGTCAAACTGTATGAAAAAGAAGATAAGAAAAAGCCTACTAGAGATGAATTAAGAGGTGAGATTATGGACACCCACGAAGTTCTAAGGGAAATGAGACGGGAAATTATTGACCAAGAAGCCACACTAAAAAAGACAGAAGGGCTACTAAATACTTATACAACTGCTTATAATACTGTTAGTAGAGTGGTCACCTTGCGTACAAATGGGGATAGACTATGATATATTTAGGTTTAGATACTTCTAGTAAGGCAATTCATGGGGCAGCTGTAAATCCTGACGAAGAAATAGTAGCTCTGTATAAATGGGGATGCGATACAAAAAAATCATTCCCTGAAAGGTTTCCCGAGTTAATTACCAATTTTTCTAAGGAAATTAGTACAATAAATAATATAGACTTTGCAACAATAGAAGCATCAATATTTGCTCAAAACAGAAGTGTGGTTGGAACTCTAGCCAGTGTTGTTGGGGCAGTATGGGCAGTTTTAGTGTTACAAGGTATTCCAACAGTTCGTGTAGATAATAATACATGGAAAAAAGATGTTGTTGGGAAAGGCAATGTGAAAAAAGATGAAATTAAAAGATTTGCTGAAGAAAAGTGGGGAGATAAATTCCCCGAACAAGACTACGCTGATGCAGCGTGTATAGCGTTATGGAACAAAAGGAGGTTCTAGTATGAGTATAGCTGGTGGACTAACCAAAGTAGTTAGAGGTTTTCAAATGTTTTTTCCCGGTAAAAAGGAAGAGACTAAGAGAGAATATAAAGACAAGTTTCCCAAGAAACTACCTACTCTTGAAGATGTAAAAAAAGAGTATGGGGCAGTGGTTTGGTGTAAGTTTGCGAAATGTGGTAGTAACCAACAAGTAAAAAATTTACAGAGGACTACAGGAACTTTATTAAAGAGAACTAGTTACACACCAATTGTAGAACAAGAGCATATATGGGCAGGTATTTGCACTAGGGGTGAAATAGGAATGCAGTTTAATGAAGTAAAACTTCCTCATGGAGCTAAAATAAAAGTACCTAGTTGTTACACAGCTCACACAGATAAAACAGGATACTGGGACTTTTCTCAATTCCTAAACTCAGATGGAAGTCCATTAGGGGGTAATATTGATTCCCAACATGTTTCTGATGCTGGGTATGGGATAAATGACTCTAATAGTATTTATGACCAATTTAAGGACTAATAATTATGCCTAAACATATACCTGATGAAATAAAATTAAAAGCTATGGAATTGTTCCTAAAGGGGGACAAAACAGCTAAAGATATTGCTAAAGAAGTTTCTACGGAAGAGCACAAGGTTGCCCCTCCTACTATTTATATGTGGGCTAAAAAAGATAGATGGGGTGAGCAGAAAGCAGTAGCTATAGCAGACACTCAAAGAAGTTTAGCTGAATCTGAGGGGGAACGCTTTGCACGACTACAGCAAGAACAATTGAGTACATATACACAGATTGCTAACAAAGCAGGTAACGAGATACAGGGCCTCACCTTTGACAGACCTTTAGACGCAGCTAGAGCGGCAGATATTGGTATAAAGGGGCAACGTGAGGTATTACAAGGAATGATAAACATGGAATTTGTCCAAGATATCATGACAGTTCTGATTGAAGAGATTGGAGACCAAGATACTTTACAAAAAATTGGTGTGAAGTTGAAAGCCATAGAACAAAAACACCGAGAGGTTTAGATATGGCTAAAGATATTTTAAGCGTTGAAAATGCATTTAATATGCTATCTGATGGATTACTCGAACAAAAACGATATGAAGTTGGAAGTTTTAGAGAGTTTATTGAAAACATATGGGCACAATCATATGACAACCCAGAGTATTTTAAAGCTTGGCATGTAAGCCTACTTGCCGAAGATATTGAAGAATGTTTAGAAACAGGTTTGAATTATGTCGGAGTATTACCCAGAGGGCATTTTAAATCAACTATTTTAGGACATGCCTTTAGTGTTTGGAGATTATTGAAAGCACCTAGAGATATGTCTATACTTTATTTATCTTATAGTGATGGTATGGCAAAATATCATATTGCTGAGATAAATAAAACTATTTCAAGAAACCCCATTATTCCAGAGCTTCTTATAAACAGAAACCCGAAGGCTGATTTTTCAGCTAGATTTTATAAGAACAATAAACCTATGGAAATTATGCATGGTGGGTTGTTTTCTTTCAAACGAGGTATGCACGTGAATGGGGCACTAATTGCCGATGACGTATTGAGAGACCCTGAAAACCCATTGAATATAGGACAGATAACTAAAGTAGAAGACCACTTTATGACAGAATCAATGTTCATTCCCTTAAAAGACGCTCCTGTAATTGTTGTGGGTACACCTATGATGCCAAACGATATACTTGCTAAGTTACAAAGTGATGAACGATTTAAAGCTAGAGTACTACCTGCATTAGACCCAGTGCCGGGGAGAAGAGTGTTGGCTCCAGAAATAATGAGTGAGAAATACTTGTTAGCTCAACAGAAGGCAAGACCTAAATCTTTTTCTTCAGAGTTTATGTTGATTCCTCATTTTGCTACTGAGTCTTATTTTAATGCTGAAGATATTGAAAAGTGTGAAGATGAGTCACTAAGGACATATCCTTCTACTAAAAAGTTTACTGGTTGGGAAACAGGGGACCAGATTTTTGGTGGATTTGATGTGGGTAAGAAAAAACACCCATCTCATTTAGTTCTGTTTAGAAAACGAGGTGAGGAGTTACAGCAAATACATTCGTCCTTTTTAGACGGGTGGAGTTACTCCGACCAAATAGAATTTTTAAATGAAGTTGCTGATAACTTTGATTTAGATGGCGGCTATATTGATAACACTCGAGGGGAGCTAGAAGACCGTGGGTTAGACGCTCGCTGGAGACCCATGAATTTCACAAGAAAAAGTAAAAATACTATGGCTGGAGTCTTTGAAAAATTTGTTCATTCTGGTATATTAAAACTAATAAAGGATGAGCGACAGAAGCAACACATCCTGTCTGTAAGTAATGATTTAAAAGCACCTGATACACCAATGGGACATGGGGATGCTTTTTTCTCAATTGCAATGGCTTTACAGGCAGCTCATGATACAGCTTATAAATTTGTAGACTTGGGCAGTGCAACGGATTGGTTCAATGCAATCAGTCCCGGGGAGACTCCGGAGAGTCGTAAACAGATGGATAATGAGAGAAGAGGACTTAGTGAGGAACAACAAAAAAAGTTGTCTTCTTTAAATCCTTTACAGATGGAACCAGTCAACCCATCAGAAATAGCATCTTCAGCACCGAACCCTCAGTGTAAAGAGATGGTATGTAGTGCTTCTTTTTGGGTTCCAGAAAGAGGACTATGCCTTTATTGTGGGCATAGAAAGTAAGAAATAAAAAAATAAAATTATAGGGAGGACCTTAGTTCCATGACAACAAATACAACACCATCAGAAGCATTAGAAGAAATAAATTTATCAGACCAAGCCAAAGTCATATTGGAACATAGGTATTTATTAAAAAACACTAAGTCAGAAATAGTTGAGTCCCCTATCGACTTATTCAGACGTGTTGCTAAAGCAGTAGCGTCAATCGACTCAGATTATTTGCATCTACCAGTGGAGGCTGATTTAACAGAAAAAGATTTTTTTGCTATTATGAAGAATTTAGAGTTTGTCCCGAACTCTCCAACACTAATGAATGCGGGAACAGAACAAGGAACTCTTTCAGCATGTTTTGTATTACCATTGGAAGACAGCATGGAAGGAATAATGAAAGCTTCACATGATGCGGCTATGGTTCAAAAATTTGGTGGAGGAACAGGATTCTCTCTTTCAAAGCTTCGACCAAGAGGTGCAAAGATTCAATCTACACATGGTATTGCGTGTGGTCCTATTGAGGTACTAAAGACACTATCTAGAGTTTCATCTATGATAACCCAAGGTGGTAAGAGAGATGGTGCTAATATGGCAGTAATGTCTATATACCACCCAGATATTCTAGAGTTTATAAAATGTAAATCTACAGAAGGTGATATCCACAATTTTAATATTTCTGTAGGTGTCGATTCTAATTTTATGCAACTTGTTAAAAATGACATGCAGTATAATTTAATCAACCCACACGATAACTCTATAGCAGGTAGCTTATCGGCCAGAGAAGTATTCAGTAAAATTGTAGAGGGGGCATGGAAAAATGGTGAACCCGGTATGATTTTCTTAGACCAAGTAAACAAAGACAATCACGTAAAGGAACAATATGGTGACATGATTGCTACTAATCCTTGTGGAGAACAACCACTACTAGGGAATGAGTCCTGTAATCTTGGTTCTATAAACTTAGCAAAATTTTACCAAAGGTCAGATGGACCTACTCATAGTTGGGAAGAGAAAATAGATTGGGCTCGGTTAGAGTGGGTAATAAAGAAAGCCGTGCACTTTTTAGATAACGTTATAGATGCGAACAAATATGCAACTCCTGAGATTGAGCAGATGACTAAAGCTACAAGAAAAATAGGTTTGGGTGTTATGGGTTTTGCTGATTTATTAATACAAATGCACATACCATATGGTTCTAAATTAGCACAAGAAGTTGGTGGTGCAATTATGAAAAAGATGCGTGATATAGCTGATGAAGAATCAAAAGAATTAGCAGCTAAACGTGGGGTATTTCCAGCGTGGGACAACAGTAATTATAATGTTCCTTTTAATGATGAAGCGAGCCAAAGGTTTAGAAACCATTGTAGATTAACAGTTGCTCCAACAGGAACTATATCAATGATAGCCGATACATCTAGTGGGATTGAACCTACATTTGCATTGGCTTGGAAAAAACAAAACATATTAGAAGGTAAAACTTTGAATTATGTAAACAAGTATTTTGAAGCAGATGCTAAAAAACATGGATTCTATTCAGAAGATTTGATGGATTACTTGGCAGAGGGTGGTTCTTTAGCCACTGCTCCACAGGTACCGGATTGGGCTAAGGCAGTTTATGCTACTGCTCCAGAAATTTCACCAGAAGACCATGTTCTTATGCAAGCTGCTTTTCAGAAACATTGCGATTCAGGTATATCTAAAACAATCAATTTCCCAAATGAAGCTACAATAGAAGATGTAGAAAACACATATATGTTAGCTTGGCAAAATGGTTGTAAGGGAATAACTGTATATAGAGCGGGCTCAAGAGAAAAAGAAGTTTTGGTAAAAGGTAACAAAAAAGAATCTGAACAGTTACAACTTGATGGTTTTGAACTAGAAGAACAGGTAATATCCGAAGCTGAAAACTATGATTGTTGTAACAACCCAAACATAGTATTTGAGTCTGGGTGTGAGACTTGTAAGTCTTGTGGGTGGAGTGCTTGCAAGATTGCGTAAGTAAATACGAAAAATCTAGTATAATATAAATAGAAAAGATTTTAGGAGAGAAAAATGGTAAACGGAGAAATAGGAAATATGTTATCTGACTCCGGTCAGCAGTATGTAGCTGTCAAAGATGATAAGAATACATGGAGAATACTAGACACTTGGCACGCAGACTTAAAGATGTTAAGTGCTGATGATGATATTCCGGATGACAGTGCCGCAGTGATTGCATTATCTGAAGGACAATTTATCGCCTTAGTAAAGGAAGCTGCTAGTCTAGGCGTTTTGGAGAATGCAAATTTTGGTTCTGATATAGACACAAGTGAGTTAGAATACGAAATAGAAACAAAAGCTAAAAAAATTCAACAGTTAGAGGAAAAATTAAGTAACCTAACGAAAGAAAAAAATGTTGTTGAAAGAGCTGCTTCCCGTTCAGAAGAGTTTGAACTGAAAGAAAAAGCTATGGATAACATACTAAAGTTAGTATCAATGCAAGATATGACTAAATTAAGCAGGGATTAATAATGAAATTATCTGAATATCTACCTCAAGTCCCCCACATGCAACAGCAGATGGCGGATTTAAATAAACAAATTAGTTTATTGGATGTTATGAAATCTCAAGGGGATACTGGTAGAGCTCCAACAGTAGGTCTGGACCAGATTGTCAATACTTGGGTAAGACATCAAATGGCATATCGCCAACAATTAATACAAGACCTCCAGACGGTGGCTTATTCTGTCGAAGAGATTAGAGGTCCTGTTTCCCATATTACTGGGGAGGTATTTAGAAGAGGAATTACAATTGTTCCTAAATCAGATAACCCTGACAAAGAGCAAAAATTAAGATTGCAAAAGTGGCTACAAGACTGTAATGTGTTTGACCAAAGCATGGAAGAGGTCTTAAGGCAGTTTCACTTTGATGTTAATACTTTAGATGATGGGTTTCTATATCTAGCCAAAGAATATAAAGATAATGGAGATGGGTCTGTTTCCTCTAGGTTGCAAGAAATCAGAAGATTGAATCCAGCTTTAGTTGAGTTTGACTTAGATTCAGCTGGTCTTCCAAAGAACTCTCACTATCTTTGCCCAATCCACAGAGAAATGATACAAGAAGAAAGTGGGACTTGTTCTAAAGAAGATTGTAATGTAAAACTGTCACCAGCAATGTATAAGTATTATCACAGAAGTGCTCATCTATATTTTTCTGATGAAGAAATTATACATCTTTCAAAATTCTCACCATCTGAAACATATGGATGGTCACCAATACTTACTATATTTGAAAAGGCTTTGACCTTAGTAGGTATGGATAAAAACTTATATAGATATTTCTTTGAAAGAAAAATGCCTGCGAGTATGTTAATGGTAACTACTGATGACCCAGAGTCATTACGTAGAGAAAGAGAACACATTGCGGCTCAAACAAGAATGGACCCTAACTACATACCTATGGTTGCAGTCTCTGCTAGAAACCAAAGAGGTAGAGTGGACCTTGTAAGACTTTTCCATAGTCTAAATGAAATGGAATATTTACCTATTAGAGATGAAATCAGGGAACGTGTCTCAGCTATGTGGGGTGTTACTCCAGCATGGCAGGGTGCTCCTGATGCATTTGGTGGCTTATCACAACAAACTCAACAACTAGTAGTGATGAGTCGTGTGGTTGAGAGTGACCAAAGATTATTACATGAGAAAGTATTCCCACAATTACTAGATGCGTTTGGCATTACTGATTATGCAGTACAACTACCTCAACCAGAGGAAAAGGCTGAGAACACTAGGATTGCCCATGCTCAACAAAAAATACAAATAGTAAATCAATTTGCACAATTAGGATTTGATATAAAACTAAAAGAACAAGATGTTGATGTTTTTGAGGCAGATTTTATTGTAAGTGGGGAACCTGTCCCAACTGCTAAGATGCAAGCCGAACAAGCTGCTATGCAACTTGAACAACAACAGCAACAAAT